GCCGTCGAAAAGACTCTTGGCTACTTCATAGAGAAAACTTGTGGAAAAGTTTTTGATTACGCTGCTGCCGATGAGATGATTCTTTCTCCGCCTGCTCATGGCGGACGCAACGTAGTATTCCCACATAAGATTTATGTCGGCCCTCTTGGCGAGACGCGCTTGGCTCTTGTGAAAGGCAACGTTGCTCACGTAATCGTTGATGAGCGTGATGATGGTTCTTGGTCTGTTGTGAAATGGGACATTGTTCGCCATCGCAAATTTTGAATTTGTTTTTAAAACAAATCAGCGCTATAATGAGTTATAAGTTGAAATGAAGGAGCAAACAAATGTCTGGTATCGAACTTATCCTCTCTGATAATCGTGGCGTCTATATCCCTCGCGATTTCGCTGAAATTGTTAACGCTGGTAAGTCCTGGGAAGGTTATAATCCCTCGGATATTGAAACTCTTCTAGAGGGACCCGATGCGGAATGGTATTGGGAATCCTGGGATTCGGTGACGAATTCTATTTACTTTGTCGACAGCAAAGGTAATCGTTGGAACCTTTGGCAGGATGGTGATCTCTGGATGTATTGCGAAAAGCTCATGACCGACGAGGAATATGAGAATTTCTTCGGCTAGCCGCTTGACTTTTAAAAATAACTCCGGTATAATCAATATGTGGTCTGTGAAATAAAGGAAAACATGCATGTTGGCTGGTTACGATTTCGTCGAAGCAATAAACGATAAGGTTGAGAGGTACGTTCAAAAGCTTGATCATGTCAAGGCTTCTGATCTTGGATTGGATTCAAGAGCTGGTTATTGTTTGTACGTTGATGAAGATCGTACAACAATTGTGGTTGACATAAGCAACGATCGTACTCTTCAGTATTACGGTGGTTTTGAGTATATCAATAAGGAATACCGACAAGAGCTTGGTGATTGGGTGTTCTATTTTGATGGTGATGAGCGAGTTTCTGATTGCTTCGCTCATCTTTCTGTTAACGAACAGTAGGTCTATAGCTAGGTCAGGAGATAGGTCATGATAAGAACATGGCAAGATTTTGATGATAACAGCCCAAGTACTTGGGGTATGTGGTTTGGTTTGGAGTCTGTTGACGGTCATATCGTAATGATAGTAGGACCATTTAAGACTAAACAAGAATGTTTGGATAAACTTCAACATCATGGAAATGAATCATGATCAATATTCAGCTGCAGCAAGGTACTGGTAATTGGGTAACCTATCAGACGACGCTGAACAATTCTATGTATATTGTCCAGGCAATGAAGCAATTGTCTTCAAGGTATCCTAATTATCGTGTTCGCGCCGTTGATCAGAGCGGTCGAGTGGTTGATATTCTGTAGGTAACAACGTAGGTCGGAGAGTAGGTCGATGCATAAACATAATCCTATGGCCAAAGTTCTTGCTTCTGGCCTATATAAACAAAGGATCGTCAAGAGCAAAAAGGGAAAAGGCTCTTATACTAGAAAAGGTAAGAAGGATGAACAAGGATGACGTAAAGGCTCTTTTATATATCTTCTGGTTGCCTATTGTCATTTTTGTTTTTATTTTCTTTAGAGCATTTTTCGATTGACTTTAAAAAATGAATAAGGTATCATTATAAAATAAAAGGAGTCTGACATGAAAGATAAACACAAGGTACTCTATACCGTCAAACATCTTGACGTTAATACACCTTCGCTTTATGGATTGATTATCGAGCGTAAGTCTACGTTTGATAGCTTTCTTGAGGCGGTTGAGTTTGCACGTCAGATTCGTGGGACTTCAAAGAATGGCGTAACTGTTGTGGGAACACCGACTGTGGTTCGAGCATAGCAGAAGAATAATGATCAAGCGTTATAATGTTCTGAGCAATCTTTGGGAAGTTGGTTACTGGTTGACCAATACTGAATTTCGTGTATTCTTGTTTGAGAGGGTTTGATAATGGACATTCTTGCGAGAGCTATTGTTGCTTGTGTTCCGTTCTTTGTTTACTATTTTGTTCATAAATTTATATATACTATTTTTTTAGATGAACAAGATAGAAAAGACCCCATGAATAACTTTTTTAGTTATGCTTTTGCGATTCCGGCAACTATGGTGATAATTTTTCTTATGTTTCTAGGAATTTCGCTTTTTCACTGGGTTTTGTTCGGGGTCAATAAATGAAAAATATTCTTATCGCATCGGCAATTATTTTTGCCACTATTTCGCCTTCTTATGCTGGTCATCACTTTGGTCCAAGAGTTGGTCATCCGGTTGGTCGCCAATTTGATCGTCATTACGGTCGTAACATTGGTATCGGTGCCGGTCTACTTGGCCTTGGTATCGTTGGGGCAATTATTCTTAATAACCAGCGACCGCCAGTCGAATGTCTGATCGGTTATGATCGCTTTGGTCGTCCTGTTTACGATCAGGAGTGTTTCGAGTGATCTAATATCAGTTGACTTTAAAATGAACCCGAGCTATAATCTTATTATTGAAACTGTGAAAGAGAACTAAAATATGACTGACAAGATTGAGAAGCTTACGCCTGAGCAGGAAGCCATGATTCCTGTTATTCGTGACGAGTTTATCGCTTACGGATTGTCTACTGAACCCGCCGATTGGAAGACTGCTGATGAAGGTCTGAACGACGCTTATGTTGTTGTCGGTCTTGATCCGCCGAAGATCATCTTCCATTTTGCTTCGCCTTACGAGGGCTGTATCGCTGCCAATGTTCTTAATGACAAGAAGTTCATGAAGAAGTATGGTAACCTTGAGCCCAAGGAATTTACCGAAGCTGTTAACGCCGAAGTTGAAGTTCTTAAAGAGAAGAAGACTGTTAAGAACTATATCCACGCTTCCGGTTATGGTCAGCATGACGCTGGTTGGATTTCTTTCTACAACTTCTTTGATCGTGTTTGTGGTCTTGATTGTACGAAGAAGCTTGAGCCTCTGACTCGTGTTACCAAGTCCGCTGGTTGGTTTTGGGCGTATAAGGACATTGCTATCATCACTGATCGTCCTGAAATTCTCAAGCGTGACAACGAAAACCGTTTGCATTGTGAAGACGGTCCTTCGATCCGTTATCGTGATGGTTTCTCGGTCTATTGCTGGCATGGCGTTCACGTTCCTTCTGAATGGATTGAGGATAAGGCTAGCCTTACTCCGACGATTGCCATCAAGTGGGCCAACATCGAGCAGCGTCGTTGTGCGATGGAAATCCTTGGTTGGGCTAACGTTATTCGTCAGTTGAAGGGTAAGGTTATCGACAAGGACGGCGATCCTGAAATTGGCGAATTGATCGAGGTCAACATTCCGGACATTGGCAAAGAAAAGTTCCTTCATGTTCTTTGCGGCACCAAGCGTGAGTTTGCTCTTCCGGTTCCTCCGGAAATGAAGACTGCGCTTGAGGCACAAGCTTGGACTTGGGGAATGGATAAAAAGAGCTTTATTCCTCCGGAAATTCGTACTTGACTTTTAATCAAACTAAGTATATAATGTAAACGTACCTAAAAAGGAGAACTTATAATGCGTACTTTTAAGAATGTTTGTGCTCAGGGTGATATCTACATTCGTCGTGTCGATTCCCTCCCTGCTGATGTGATCAAGGTTGATCCTGAAAACGGTAAGAACATTGTCACTCATTCCGAAACCGGCCACCATCACGTAATGGATGCTGATACGGTTACCATGTATCGTCTGCCTGATTCGATCATGGATTGCCTCTTGGTTGTCAATGAGCCTACTACTCTCGAACATCTTCGTTCGACTGACACTCATGAGCCTATTTTGTTCGATAAGGGAACTTATCATGTTCGTCGCCAGCGCGAGTATACTCCGGAGGGCTTCCGTCGCGTTGAAGACTAATTGATATGATATGAAAGGAAATTAAATGTTTAATCGAGTTTTTGGTTCACTGGTTGTTTTGGCGTTTTATAGTTTCTTGACGAATCTCTATACTCCAATCGCCACTCTTGTAACTGGTCGAGTTGCTAGCAATCAGTTTGGTAATAGCGATATGGCATATCTACAGACAGTTTACACGTTCTCGTTTTTTAGTGGTGTGAATGCATTGTTTAGTATTGCTCTTATTATTGTTTTGGTGGCTATCTGGTTCAAGCCAACAAAGAATTTGATTACAGCTGCGATTAGCGCCTCTCTAGCCTTTATGGTGTTTACATATCAGTCTGATCGAGCATGGGCTTACGCTGATACGACTGATAAGACCGAAGCGTATACAATTCTTCCCAACCAGACAGCGTTTTGGGTTCCTGATGCCGGCGCCAATAAGGACAGTCAGGCTCAGTTTGAAAGTGAAGAGTATTATAACGAACGTAAGATTGCTTCAAAGCGTTTCGTAATTCCTCACGCGAAGTTGGCCAACACAGGCGGTTATTATGGATGGGATTATTATGTTCCAACGGGTCGCTTGTATATTGTTGATCGTACTCCTTATTCTCATGAATGGGTTAAGTCGAGGGAACGTGGCAGCTCAAACACTGATCAGTCTTTTCCTTGTCAGTCCAAGGAAGGTTTGAATATTACTGCAGGCGTTAGTATTGCCGCCAGTGTTGCCGAGCAGGATGCAGCCAAGTTTCTTTATAACTTCGGTGTTCAGCAGCCAAAGGGCAATCCAAACGATCCACAGGTTATCTTTCAGAGCGTTTATTATGGTCGTAGCCTTTGGAGTGTAATGGACGATGTTGGTCGTAAGAAGGTTCAGACTCTGGTTTGTAACGAAATTGGTCGTCGTACTTTCGATAAAGCCAACGAAGATTATGTACCAATGATGGACGATATCGAGAAGAACGTTAGGGCATATTTCAAGAACTTTGGTATCACTATCAACTTTATTGGTTGGGCCGATACTTTTGAATTTGACAGTGAAGTTCAGCGTACTGTCAATAACTTCTATGAAGCAGCCAAGCTTGGTCCGGTCATGGCAACTCTTCAGGCCACTGCACAGCTTGATGTTCAGCGTGGATTGGCAAGCGGTATGGATAAGCACGGTCTTCCTATGTTTGTCTCGCCGGGAATTATTGAGGGCTTGATTAACCTCGTACCAAAGGCCCCTGCTTCTCCGGTTCCTACAAAATAATTTAGAATAAATAGTGGTAGTTCTTTTTAAAGGAGTACCACTATGGTTACTAGAAATTACGGTTGGAAACAATCTAAACCAGACAGTAGAGACTTTAGACTTAAAACAGTTAATCCTGTTGTCTATAAGTCTCTACCTTCATCAGTCGATCTAAGACCTATTATTCCGGAAGTTTTGGATCAAGGCGAATTAGGTTCTTGTACTGCTCAGGCTTTAACAATGGCAAACAGAATTGCAAGAATTAAACAGGGCTTACCTGATATGGAATTATCAAGGCTCTTTGTTTATTATAATGAAAGATTAATGGAAGGCACTGTTGATGAAGATGCTGGTGCTGAAATAAGAGACGGTGCTAAAGTATTAGGAACATATGGCGCTCCTATTGAAACTGATTGGCCTTATGTTGAAAGTAAGTTTAAAGATAAACCAACAGAACAATCTTATAAAGACGCTATACAAGATGAAGCAAGCCAATACATGACTGTTGAACAAACCGAAAATGAAATAAAGATGTGCCTTCATGAAGGTTATCCAGTTGTATTTGGTGCTAATATCTTTCAGGAATTTGAAGGAGACGAAGTGGCTAGAACGGGTATTGTACCAATGCCAACTCCTAACTCAAGATCGGCTGGCGGTCATGCTATTCTTATCGTTGGTTATGATGATAATACAAGAAAATTTACAGTTTTAAATAGTTGGTCCAAAGATTGGGGTGATAAAGGTTATTGTTATTTTCCTTATGATTATATTACCGATCCAAATCTATGTTCAGACTTCTGGACCATAAGAACAATTGCTCCTGTTAATCCGGATCGTAAAGTTATAATTCCTTAAGAAAGGTTTTTGTTATGAAAGTGAATATTGGTCCTTATAAAAATTTTTGGGGTCCTTATCAGATCGTGGACCTTCTTAAATATGTTGGAGTGTCGGCGCAGAAATGCGACGATATAGGCGATTGGTTGGCCGAAACTTGGGTTAATAAGTTTTTAAACCAAATTTATTCAAAAAGAAAACGTAAGATCAAGATACGTATCGACGATTATGATATTTGGAATGCTGATCATACTATGGCTTTGATCATTCATCCCATTCTTGTTAATATTCGTGATAATAAACATAGTTCTGGATTTGTTGATGATGAAGATGTTCCGGAGAATCTTCGCTCAACCGCAGCGAAACCACACGTTCCGCTAGCGGAACCAATAGAAAACGAATCGGATTTTGATGATTTATATCATCGGCGTTGGGAATGGGTTGTTGATGAAATGATTTATGCATTTTCAACTGTTCTTGATGAAGATTTCTGTGATCAGTATTATGATCACGAAACTAATTTCTTTAATAAAGAAAAATACGAAGAGTTAAATAATCGCGCCAACAATGGCTTTAGGCTCTTCGGTAAATATTACGGAGGTCTTTGGACTTGAGTGACAACAAGTTAATCGAAGTTCCTGAATACGTTGTAACGAAAGCCGCTGAATATTCAGGAGCTAATAGTTCATTTCAAAGAATGTTGGCTACATCTGAAGAGTATAGAGCAGCCAATCTTACACCTATGTTCCTTTATGATTATGATAAGATGCTTCTTTATTGTTTTTGTAAGGAAACATATGGAAAAAAGTTGCATTGATGGGTTGAAAATTCATTAATGTAACCTATATAATATGTGGATGCTGAGAGGGTCCATAAAAATTTAATCTTGCTGAAAAGGAGAAAAATATGACTAACCCATGGACTAATTTTAAATTCGTTGATATGGACAAATATTTTGTAGGTTCTGATCGTCTTTTTGACACACTACAAAAGGTTCATAAGGATATTGCGAATACAATATCAACAAGTTATCCCCCATACAACATTAAGAAACTTTCAGAAAAAAAGTACGAAATTGAAATCGCTGTTGCTGGTTTCCCTGAAAGTGCACTAAGTGTTACTCTTGAAGACAATCAGCTTATTGTCAAAGGTAAATTGAACCAAGATGATAAGAAAACCGATGATTATCTTTACAAGGGCATTTCCGAAAAGCCTTTTGAACGTAAGTTTACGTTGAACGACAACGTTACTGTTAATAATGCAAAGTATATTAACGGTATGCTTCAAATTACATTGGACGCAATGATTGAAGCAAAGAAACTTATGAATATTCCAATCGAAAAATGATTGAATATTACATATTACTTCTGGGAGGGTGGCAAACCCTCCCTTTTTTGCGTTTGAAAGGAAAACAAATGTTCTATAATTATTTTAATTACATAGTAGAAAACTTATTAAAGATAGTAAGATTTAATAGAGCCATATCTGAACTTAATAATCTATCTGATAGAGAATTGGCTGATATGGGTATCAATAGATACGAAATTTATCATATCGTTCATAAATCAATGATGAAGGAAAGTGAATAAATACTCTTAGATTTTTACTAGGAGATTGTTATGTCATTTTACACCGATGTTATCAAAAAAGATCCAAGATTTAATTCTACAGCCATAATTAAAGATATTTCTTTACTTGAACCCGGAACTAGAGTTGCTGTTGCTAAACTTATAGTTTTAGCACACGAAGCCGGTCACGAATTAAGAGTTGGCGAAACGTTTAGATCACAAGCCAGACAGGGAGAATGTTATAGAAATGGCGCAACACAACTTAAAAAGGTGGGTTGTCACGGATATGGTGTGGCCGTTGATCTACAATTGCTTATTAATGGTAAATTTGATCCTAATGGCGAACATTATACATTTCTTCAACAAATGTGTCGTAAGGTTGGATTAATTTCTGGGTTTGATTGGGGAACACCCGCCGAACATCATTCATTTCATGATTGGGACCACGTACAACGTATTCCTGTATTTCGTCAGAATGCATTGTTTGCTGGTACTTGGTATCCTGATAAGAATTACGATCCTTACGCAGATCAAGTTGCTCATGGAATTAAATAATGTCAAAATATTATTACGATAACGCCAAACAAATATATCAATTCTGGCTTTCAGTTGGTCTAACTAAACCACAAGCTTGTGGAATGTTGGCTCAAGCTGATGCGGAAAGTTCACTAAATCCATCGGCAGTTGGTGATAAAGGTAAAGCCTTTGGACTTCATCAATTACATGCTGATAGATGCGAATTAATTAAAAAAGGTTGTGGTATTGATATTACTAAATTGCCTTCTTTGGAAGATCAATTGAATGGTGTCTGGTGGGAATTACAACATTCAGAACATCGCGCGTTGGTAGAAATTAAAACAGCAACAACTCCATATGATGCTGGTGCTATTGCATGTAAATATTACGAAAGACCCGCTTCCGCTACACAACAACAGTATAGAGGAAAAAAAGCGCAAAATTGGTTTTTCTATTTTAATACAGAAGTAAAACAAGAAGCTTGACTAATACATAATCTATAGTATACTATATTATTAGCATCTGTGGGCTAATTTTGGCCGGATTGCAAAAGGAGATTTGATGTTTTACACTAGTGTTTTTCAGCGTGGTAATAGAATTTATTACCAAGGTTACGATAAAGGTTTGAGAGTTAAAGAAGTCGTCAACTACAAACCTTATATGTTTATTCAAAAAAGTAATGGTAAATATAAAACTCTTGATGGTAGACCCGTTGAGAAGATGATGTTCGATGATATTTCAGATGCTCGTGATTTCGTTAATCGTTATGAAGATGTAGCGAATATGGAAATATACGGGCTTAATTCATTCGTTTATACTTTCATCTACGACACGTTCAAAGGTGATATTGATTACGATCCTAATCTGGTTAAGATTGGCATTCTTGATATCGAGTGCGCCGCTGATGAAGGATTTCCTGATATTCAAAAAGCGGACAAAGAAATCACAGCCATAACAGTGAGATTTAATAATAAAAACTTTGTCTTTGGCTGTGGTAAGTTTACTCCGAAGGACAATAAAACTTTCTATATTCAATGTCAAGACGAACACGAATTACTTCAGAAGTTTTTGTCTTGTTGGATGTCTCTTGACCTAGATATTGTTACTGGTTGGAATATAGAATTTTTCGACATTCCATATTTGGTTAATCGTATTCGTGTTCTGTTCAATGAAAAGGAAGCAAAGCGTCTTTCGCCTTGGTTTATTCTTGATGAAAAGACCGTCGAATTTCGTGGTAAGGAAAATCAAAGTTTCACTCCCGCTGGCATAGCTGTTCTTGATTATTATCAATTGTATCGTAAATTTACATTTGGTAATCAGGAATCTTATAAACTCGATTATATTGCTCAGATTGAATTGGGCGAAAAGAAAATTGATCACTCAGAACATAAAAACTTCCTAACATTCTATAGAGACGACTTTCAAAAGTTTATTGAATATAATATTCATGACTGCGTTCTGGTTGAACGTCTTGACGATAAAATGAAGTTTCTTGAACAAGTAATGGCTTTGGCATATGACGCCAAGGTAAATTACAATGATACAATGACAACTGTGCGTCCTTGGGATGTTATTATTCATAATTATCTACTTGATCAAGGTATTGTTATTCCTCAGTTCAAGAAACAATCTAATTTTGATAGTTTGGTTGGTGGATACGTCAAGGAACCAAAGATTGGTTTGAGTAGGTGGGTTGTTTCTTTTGATTTAACATCTCTATACCCAAGTTTAATTCAACAATATAATATTAGCCCCGAAAAAATGATAAACAAAAAAACATTAAAAGAAATGATTGAAAGAGAGAAGAAAAGACGCGGTTTGACCTAAATACTCTTTAAATGGAGTAAATTTATGAATTATTTAAAGAAATATATTTTAATTATAAGAAGAGCGAAAAATAGAAAAGAAATAGACAGAAAATTATACGAATATCATCATGTTTTTCCCGTGTCAATTTATGGTCCAAATGATTTCGTAGTTCCTTTAACTTTAAGAGAACATTACATTTCTCATAAACTTTTATGGAAAATATTTCGTAAACGTTATGGATCAGAAGACGAAAAAACTAGGAAAATGGCCATGGCTTTTCATTGGATGATTTATGGAAAAGGTGATACGTATAGACAAAAAATTTTCAATAATTCTTATCTATATGAATCGGCTAGAACTGCAGTCGTTGAATCTAAAAAAGGTAAAAAACGAGTTGATATGATTGGAAAGGCTTATTTCGGTGCAGATAGAAAAACTATACTAAAAGGTATAGAAAAAATGAGAGAAAAAAAGACGGGTATGAAAATAAATTATCCCAAAAATAGATTATCTGCACCATGTTCAAAAGAAAAGTTAGAAAAAATATCTGAACAAAGAAAAAAGACCAAATACAAATATATCAATATGAGCGAAGAAGAATTTAATAATTGGTTATCTAAACAGAATTATTACGCTAAAGATGGTCGAATAAATTCTAATGTAACTAGAGCAATTAGGTGGAGAAATGAACATTTTAGAAAATTTAACTGATGAAGAATTGTATACTCTGGAAAAAATGTTAGATGACATTCGACCTGAATCTTATGATAACTCTTTTATATTTAAAAATAAAACGACGCCAAAAATAGAAGGTTATTCTTTGACTGCAAACGGTTGTTTATATAAAAATGATTCTCATGGTTTTGCAACGGCGCTTATGCAAAAAATGTTCGATGACAGGTCGAAATATAAAAAATTGATGATTGAGACTAAAAAAAGATATGAAAAAACCAAAAGCAAGGAAGATGAAAAATTAGTTTCTAGATATAATAATCTCCAAATGGCCAAAAAAATTCAACTCAACAGCTTTTATGGAGCCTTGTCTAATATGTATTTTCGTTGGTTTAACTTTGATAATGCAGAATCTATTACTTCGTCAGGTCAATTAACAATTAAATTTATTATCAATAAGATGAATCAGTTTATGAATAAGATTTGTAAGACTGAAAATGTTGATTACGTTATCGCTTCTGATACTGATTCTATCTATGTTACATTTGAACGACTGATTCCTGAAGGCAGCGATGAGCTTAAAGCTGTTAAGTTGATCGATCAATTCTGCGAAAAAAAGATTCAACCATATCTTGATATTTGTTATGACGAACTTGCTGGAATGATGAATGCTTATCAGCAGAAGATGCAGATGAAGCGTGAAACCATTGCCAACAAAGGTATTTGGCGTGGTAAGAAGATGTATATTCTTAACGCTTGGAATGTTGAAGGTGTTCAATATGATAAGCCCAAGTTGAAATTGTCTGGTATTGAAGCTGTTCGTTCTTCAACACCACATGCTTGCCGCGAAAATATTAAGAAAGCTCTTAGTATAATAATGAACGAGGATCAAGCTTCTCTACAAAAATTCATTGAGGAATTTAGAAATGAATTTGCTTCTTTACCGTTTCAGGATGTAGCTTTTCCAAGAGGATTGAAAGGAATAAACAAGTATAAAGATTCCGCTGATATCTACAAGAAAGGAACTCCAATTCAGGTTAAGGGAGCTCTATTATTCAATAATATGCTCAAAAAGCATAATATTACGAATATACCTCCTCTTTCTGATGGAGATAAAATTAGATTTGCATATTTGAAGATACCTAATCCCGTTCAAGACACAGTTATCGCGACTTCTGATCTATTACCCGAACAATTTAACCTTGATAATTATATAGATCGTGATATGCAATTCAATAAATCGTTTTTGGAACCATTGAAGTCTATAACCGATGTTATTGGTTGGGAAGCAGAACAAAGATCAACGTTGGAGGATTTTTTTGGATGAGTCAAGATCGGGGTTGTTTTGTTTGTTTTGATGATGATAAAAAAGATTGTGGTAAAAGAAATTGCCCATATCAAGACAAACCACTAAAAGGAAAAACTATGATTGAAAATAAAGAAGTTGAAGACGATTTCGGGTTTACATTTTCCGATAGTAACGAAATACAAAACCAAATAAAATCAAATGTCGAGGACAAAGCTCAAGGGTTACGCAAAATGATCATGCCTTTGCTTAATAATTTGATGAAGAATCCTGAAAAGGATACGATTGTTTGGCCTGATAGAGAAAAGAAAATTAAAGACTTCATTAAGAAGATGGATGACTATATTAACAGTTGATATTTTGCAAAACATAAGTTATACTAATAATACGTAAATAAGAGGTAAACAATGTCACTTAAAGAAAAACTTATTAAAAACAGTACAATAGATCTTACAGCGAGTCTAATTGATAGTAAAATTTTCACTAAGAAAGATATGATTCCAACATCAGTTCCAATGATTAACGTTGCGTTGTCTGGTTCTATTGATGGCGGTATTACTCCGGGCCTAACAATGCTTGCCGGTCCTTCTAAACATTTCAAGTCCGGCTTTTCGCTTCTACTTGCTTCGGCTTTTCTTAAGAAATATAAAGATGGTATAATTCTATTTTACGATTCAGAGTTCGGTACGCCTCAGTCTTATTTTGAAACTTTCGGTATTGATCTTAATTCTGTTGTCCATACACCTATTACGGATATTGAAGAACTTAAGTTTGATATAATGACTCAATTAAAGAATATCGAACGCGGCGATCATGTAATGATTCTAATTGATTCGATCGGTAATCTAGCTTCTAAAAAGGAAGTTGAAGATGCGCTGAATGAAAAATCTGTCGCCGATATGACTCGTGCAAAGCAACTTAAATCATTGTTTCGTATGATTACGCCTCATCTTTCACTCAAAGATATTCCTATGGTCGCGATCAATCATACTTACATGGAAATTGGTATGTTTCCTAAAGCGATTGTTGGTGGCGGTACTGGCGCTTATTACGGCGCTGATAGTATTTGGATTCTCGGCCGCCAGCAGGATAAAGAAGGAAATGAGATTGCAGGATATCATTTTGTTATCAATGTTGAAAAGTCTAGATTTGTCAAAGAAAAATCAAAGATACCGATTACCGTTTCTTTTGAAGGTGGTATTAACCGTTGGTCTGGCCTTCTCGATGTGGCCTTAGAAGGTAATTATATAACAAAGCCAAAGGTTGGTTGGTATGCGACTGTTGACAGAGTAACAGGCGAAGTTCGCACTCCTTCATTTAGAGCCAGTGAAATTGTTGATAATAAAGAATTTTGGACAACTCTTTTTAAGGAAACCGACTTCGCTAATTTTATTGAAAACAAGTATAAGATGGCGACTGGCGCTATAATGGAGAATGAAGATGTCGAATAAAATCATTGACGAGTATTACTCTGACGATAAATTGAAGAAGGCTGTAATTAACCGTATAGACGACGATTATTACGCTATTGACTTTTTTGAAAAAGAAAAGTATATTCATTCAATAGCTTATCCAAACAATTCTATTCATTACGTGTCTGATGCTGCAGAAAATTATGTATTGGGATATTTCACTAATATCAGGGATCATTGATGATTGAAACAACAATCTTTTCTAATCTAATTTATAACGAACAGTACGCCCGTAAAGTTATTCCTTTTCTTAAGGAAGAATATTTTTCGGATCAATCACATAAAATTATTTTTAAACTCGTTCAGGAATACGTTAACAAGTATAACTCGTTTCCATCCAAAGAAGCCTTGGCGATCGACCTGTCTAATAAAGACGGAATCAATCAAGAAGTTTTCAACCAATCAAAGGAAATTATCAGTGCCTTCGCGGAAGATAAAGAAACAAAACTTGAATGGCTCAGCGACCAGACGGAAAAGTTCTGTCAAGATAAGGCTATCTACAACGCGATCATGTCATCCATTCGGATATTGGATGACGGTGATGGGAAAACCTCTAAAGGGGCCATACCACAGATCTTATCAGACGCGCTCGCCGTATCATTTGATACACACGTTGGGCATGATTTCATTGAAGACGCGAATGAACGCTATGAATTCTATCATACGAAAGAAGATAGAATACCGTTCGATCTAGAATTCTTCAATAAGATCACTCAAGGCGGGTTACCAAAAAAGACTCTTAATATCGCTTTGGCGGGTACAGGTGTTGGTAAATCTCTTTTCATGTGTCATTGCGCGGCGGGCAATTTGTCAGCTGGTATGAATGTTCTTTATATCACACTAGAAATGGCCGAAGAACGTATTGCTGAACGTATTGATGCGAACTTGCTTGATGTAACAGTTGACGATCTTAAGCAGTTGTCAAAAGAAATATACGATAAGAAAATTGCTAGAATTAAAAGAAAAACGACAGGTAAGTTGGTAATTAAAGAATATCCAACAGCTTGTGCTGGTTCGGCCAACTTTCGACATCTGCTAAACGAATTGAAGTTGAAAAAGAAGTTTGTGCCTGATATTATCTATATTGATTATCTAAACATTTGTATGTCATCAAGGATTAAACATGGTTCCCTCGTCAATTCTTATACCCTTATCAAGTCAATCGCGGAAGAGCTACGAGGGTTGGCAGTTGAATTCAATGTTCCTATCGTCAGTGCAACTCAGACAACTAGAAGCGGATATTCGAACAGCGACGTGGGATTGGAAGATACATCAGAATCCTTTGGACTCCCAGCCACAGCTGATTTTATGTTTGCACTCATCTCATCAGAAGAACTTCAAGACCTCGGTCAAATTATGGTTAAGCAGCTTAAGAATAGATACAATGATCCCAACATTAATCGTAGGTTTGTTCTTGGGGTTGATCGTAGCAAAATGCGTCTCTATGATGTAGAACAATCAGCACAAGAAGATATCCTTGAAGGTCCCGTAATGGATAATACTAAATTTGGCGAGGAAGATTACGAACGTTCTAAACCAAAAAATAAATTTGATAGATCTAAATTTTCGGGGTTTAAATGAGAGACATTTATATAATAAGTGATACGCACTTTGGTCATGAAAACATTCTTAAATTTACAGGTTTTGATGGCGGACCTGTACGTGAGTTTCATGATGTTCATCATATGAATGAGTATATGGTTGAACGTTGGAACAAAACGATTAAGGATAATGATATTGTATATCATCTTGGTGACGTTTATTTTGGTAAAGGTCACCAAATGCTTTCTAGATTGCGCGGAAGAAAAAGATTGATCCTTGGCAATCATGACAATGGAAAAAGTGAACATCTTCTAAACAATTTTGAGAAAATACTCATGTGGAGAGATTTCAAGGAATTTGATTGTATTCTTTCTCACGTTCCTTTGCACGAAAGCGCATTGTATAAACGTAAGTATAATCTTCATGGTCACGTTCATAAAGGCGCCCACAGAGGACTTATGCAAGATAAACGTTATATAAATTGTTGCGTTGAAGTTCGTGATTACACACCTGTTCATATTGAAGAGTTAGTCAAGTGATACATAAAATAGGCGTAACTGGAACTCGTTCCGGTATGGATGATAAACAATTAAAAGAAGTTAAAAAATATCTTGAAGGTATGATTTATCTTCTTGGCAACATTGAACTTCATCATGGAGATTGTGTTGGAGTTGATGTTGAAGTTGCTAACATAGCTCAACAATTGGGTTGTAAAATTGTTTGTCATCCGCCCATTAAATCTGAACTTAGAGCATTTCACAAATCGGACGAATATCGACCACCATACTCTTATTTTGAAAGAAATAGAAATATTGTTGATAGTTGTGACGTTTTAATGGTTGTACCATACCAAACAGAACATCAAAAGAATGGCGGAACTTGGTATACTCACGACTATGCCGTTAAAAAGAAAAAGCCTTTGGAAATTTTTTATCCGAATCGTTAAAATCCGCTTGACTTTCATAAAAATCTAAAGTATACTATAAACTGAGAAAAAAGGATGAAATCATGAATTATAAGATGAAGGTTGATAACGGTGTTCATCAGGTTTTCGAAACAGCAACAGAACAAATTATCAAAACTTTCGACAACAAAGAAGGTTGTCGCAAATTTATGCGTCAGCTCAACCTTGGTAGCGGATTCGATGGGTTCACTCCAAGTTTTTTTCTGAAAAAAATTGAAATTAAGAAAAATAAAAACAAAAGAAAGACTAAATAATACAAACGAAAATACGTATTGCGCAACGTCGCAAGAGGCAAGAGTCTATAAAGAGACACGGAATAGTTAAGAAAACATGGGTGGGGTTCCCCTTAACCGTATTTTCGTTAATTAAAGGCGGGCTGAAAAGCTCGCCTTTTTTATTATCTAAAAACTATAAATAAACCATAATCTAATATAGGAATTATAATGATAACGTTTAAAGATTTCGCTGATTTTATTGTTGAAGAAACCAATAATCCAAAGCATGAAATTCATTATTACGATCTAGACGATACTTTGGTTCATCACGATAACAGCAAGCTTAGAGTTCACGTCAAAGATTC